ATAGATGCGTTCGGCGGTCTCGGTGTCGCCGGGAACGTCCACGTTGGTCGAGGTGTCTATACCCAAGACCTGGTCGTGGACGGCGATACCCTCGTCGTTGATTCCACGAACGACCGGGTCGGCATCGGTAAGACGAACCCAGATGCAACCCTCGACGTCGACGGTGATGCGATCATCCGTGGAGGCCTTTCCGTACTCGGTACGACCACGACAATCGACACCGAAAATCTACGGGTTCAAGACCCCATCATCGAACTTGGTAAAGATAACGCGGGGACCGGAGACCTGGGTCTCATAATGACACGCCCCTCAGGGTCCAGTAATGTCGCCGTGATTTTCGATGAAGATACAGATACCCTTAAAATTGGGTACACGAATGGTGGTGCCTCTGACACAACCATCACCATGGACTCGGCACCATTGAGTGCCAATGTGAACGGAAACCTTTCCGTCACCTCAAACTTGGAGGTGGGCACGGCGAACCTCTTTGTGGACACCACAAACTCGAGGGTCGGTGTGGGGACCTCGATCCCCACAGAGTCCCTAGATGTGGTGGGGAACATGAACCTCCAACAGGTTTCTAATACCTCGACGATTAAAGCAAACTCCAATGTCGTCACGGAGTTTCCCCGCTCCAAGAAACTCATCAAGTATCCGAGGGTGGCGATGAGTGGACCTTCTGCACCGACGGGGTACGTGGCGAGTGCCAGTCGTGAAAATGATGGTAGAGATGCATACACCGCATTTGATGGTGATGATACTACATATTGGCAGATCGTAAATGATCCTGATCGATACGATACAAGTGGTAATGCTACATCTGATGCGACCTTATTTGAGGGAGATAATGGCGAATGGATAAAAATACTATTACCCGACAAAGTAAAAATCAGTTCTATTAGAAGAAGGGCAACTAATTCCACTCGTCGACCTACAAACTGTAAATTATATGGTTCTAATGATAATACAGCGTGGGACTTACTGGAAGATATCACATTTAGCAACACAGATTGGGCAGATGGGAATGTAAATACCAACAATTATTACAATTATTTCGTGTTACAAGTTCTCACAGTAAGTGGGAATGGTAAGAATGTTGACATGAAAGAATTCGAACTCTACGGCACCCCCGAATACGATCCCGAAGCTGACGGGGTGGACGTGGTGGTCAAGTCTGTTCCCAACGTTCCCAACACGGATTGGTTGGAGGTTTACTATGATGCGAAGGACTTGGCGGATGGGGCTCTCTCGACGACATCTGGTGCTATAACAGGTTTGGGGGGAACGACTATTAATGGAACAGCCTTTGGTGACCCACAGGTTTCTAACGGAGCTTTTGTTTTCGACGGTTCGGGTGATTATATTGAAAGTCTAAATATCACATCACTCAGTGAAAATCAAATTTTGTCTACGAGTGTTTGGGTAAAGTTTAATTCATGGACTAATGCGAATGTCGATCTGGTATTTAGTTTGGGTGATCGAACGGGGGGTACTGGAAAAGAATATGGTCTGGCTGCTTACCACTCCGGTACCTCTGCACCAACAAGTGGTTTATATGTAAGTATTTATGGTTATGATTCTATAAAATCAGAAGTAATTCCCGATTTAAACAAATGGTATCATTTTGTCACGACACATGATGGTAGTACTCACCAGATATTTATAAATGGTGTTTTAGTTAAATCCGGTGTAACCGGTGGTAATGTAAATTTACCAACATCCGGTTGTGATTTGGTTTTGGGTGGAGATACATCAGCATCTCGTTCACAGTTTATGAATGGTAAAATAGCCAATTTCCGCCTCTTCAACCGGGCCCTGACCTCCGATGAGATCTACCAGTTGTACGCCTATCAGAAAGAGTATTTCGGGCACGGTGTGTTGGGGATGACCCTCAAGGCGGGTCGCCTAGGGATTGGGACTTCGGAGCCTAAGGCGGATTTGGATGTGAGGGGGGTCATTAAAGGTACAGGAGCCTTAACAACTGGTTTACCGTGGTTCTATGCGAGAAATCAGACTGCTTTAACTACTGGTTCAACGAGTTACAATGTAACTTCTACCCATCTACAAGGGAGTAATGATGTACTTGGTACCATGTACAGTACGTCATATGCGTGTTTGTTTCCAATAAAGGGTATATATATTTTCTCGGCCCAGGTGCATTCGGTTTTTGGTTCTGCACACAACGCCACCTTTGATGGAGTAGTCAGGTATTCGAACGGGAGTCAGTACTATAATGTTTATTCTCCGACAAAAATCGGTCCCACTGTCGTAAACTATGATACTCATGCTTCGTGTATATTTATTATTACTGCGATAGAGGATGGTATGTACCTTGAGTTAAATCATATTACGAGTGCAAGCGTGCAAAGAAATTATAGCGGTCAATGGAATAGAAATTGGGGAGTATGTATTTACGCATTATAAAAATCGTGTATTACTATAAATGAACCTATTTGATATAGTATCACGTGGTGGATGTGATAAAGTAGAAATGATGGGTGATACATACGAATCCATCGTATGGAAACATATCACGGGAGAAGAGTATAATAATTTATCAGAAGATGATAAATCTTCGTATAGACTTAACGAGAGTTCTTATGAAGGTTCTGGTCCAAAATATACTTTAAAACAACTATTACGTTCTGATGGTATAATCACGTATCACAATTTATTATCGAGTGAGGAGTACGACCAATTAGACGAAAACCTTAAACCAAACTATAAATTAGCTACTAAAATGTATAGCCATATTCCAATCCCGTTAGAAGAACTCGAATCTTTATATTCCGTTTATATAAACGAAACAAAACCATTATCAGAAATGAGGCAGAAACGTGATTTACTGTTAGATGAAACAGATAAATATATCGTCGCCGACTACCCTCACCCCACCCCCGAGTCTCGACAGGCGTGGCTCGACTACCGCCAAGCTCTCAGGGACCTTCCATCCACAAGCGAAGACCCAGCGAACCCTGTTTGGCCCGTCCCTCCCGAGTAACGCAGTTACTCGTTCCAATCAACTTCACCCCAAACTTTACAAACTGAACAGAGTTTCTAAAGTTCGTCGAATGTCTCATTTCTTTTTTCGCCCTCTATAATAACAATGCCCATCGGGGCCAGTGCCGGTACTCTAGATATCGAGAATGCGACCCTCAGGTCAAACGCAATCGCGGTGCTCACGAACATGGTCGCAGGAAACGATCAGGTTCGCCAAAGTGGGCCCCCAGCCCTCGAAGTGTACGGTGACCCCTCTCACGGCGGAAACGAACCCAGGCTGGAATTGGTCTCGAACATAACCGACACGGTGTCCAATTCATTCACCAGGCTCACCTCCAACGCGGGGGTCTTCAGTATCGAAACGGGTACGAATGGCACCTCCGATAACGGAACCATCACCTTCGGGGGGTTCCAAAACGAACGTCTACGCATCACCAGTGACGGGAAGGTGGGGGTGGGGACGACGAATCCAACTACAAAATTTACACTATACGGAGACAATACACAAGATGAAGGTGGATTATTAATGAAAGTGGTCAATCGAGTAGCATTTGATAATGGATTTACTGGAATTGGTTTAGGAGGGTATGCGACTACAACGGCACCGATTATACAAGTCGCTAAGTCTGCAATCATTCATGAAAGAACGGGGTATAATGGTACCGGCAATCTAATGTTCTGTAATGACGGTACAACGGATAACAATGACGTGAGTAATACACACGCTCGGATGACTATAACCTCTACCGGCGACGTCGGCATCGGGACGACGAGTCCGTCTTCTCAATTGGAGTTATATGGAGCGGGAAAAGATTTGACCTTTAAATATGATACGGGTATTAGCAGACGGACTCCGGAAACTCGAGATGCATACTATTCTGGTTTAGAAAACAGCATCAAAAGAGTTGGTGACAGAAATGTGTTTGATGGATCGTTATTCACACCGGACACCACCCATGAAATATTAATGGGATTTTCTGATACCTATACCCAGTATTCGAATTCTGGTTATTATTACCCATCATACAACGAAATGCGTTTCAAATTATGGTCACCCACTAGTTCGACAGTTGGTTCTCTCACAGATGTTTTGACCCTACGAGGTGACGGTAACGTCGGCATCGGGGCGACGGACCCGGATGCAAAACTTGATGTTAGAACTGGAGATATACGTTTTGGTGATAATGTAGCTGATTATGAAATATCTGGATTCGTAGACGAATATGGTGGTATCACCGTCCATTCTTCTAGTGGTAATCTTGGTTACAATATATCAACAGGGAATTCAACCGAATCCTGGTGTTGGCGTTTCGTGGATAGTACGGCAAAGTCACCCGGAACCGACTATTTTAGAGTGGAATATCCTAGTGGAGATTATTATCATAAAGGTACCTCCATTTCTGATAGAAGAACGAAAACAAACTTTGTTTCTATAGATGGCGTGGATGCACTGAACAGTATAACTAAACTCAATCCCTTGGTGTATAACGATAAGACTTCTAAGGGGGGGGTAGATAATCGATTGAAAGGTGGATTCATAGCCCAAGAGGTTCTTGATGTAATACCCCACTTAGTAAGTTGTGATAAAGATAGAGATAAGCCTAATGAGAATGGATACGCTACAGCATATGCACTTGATTATAATGGAGTTTTCACGTATAACGTAAAAGCTACACAGGAAATATATAAATTACTTCTGATAGAACAGACTAAGGTTACCAATCTCGAAGCACGTATTTTAGCTCTCGAGAGTGCCTAGTCCCGAGTAACGCAGTTACTCATACATGAAAAACCAAACTTTACAAACTGTCTCAGAGTTTCTAAAGTTTCACATCCCGAGTGGCGAAGCCACCCGTATCTAAGCTGGTAGAAATCTACGATTTCCCCCACTTAAAAATAAACTCTCCATATAATATAAAATGTCTGGTGGTATCGCCCAACTTGTCGCTGTCGGTGCTCAGGATGTGCACCTCGTCGGTCAGCCCGAAGTCAGCTTTTTCAGGTCGACGTACAAGCGTCACACGAACTTCTCCCAAACTGTCGAGCGTCAGGTCATTCAGGGCAACGTCTCGGACAACGGTATGTCCACCATCCGCTTCGAGCGCAAGGGTGACATGCTCGGCTACGTCTACCTCGTCCCCAACAACGGTACCGCGACCCAAGCGTACTCCAACGTGGCGTGGCGCACCAAGATCTCCAAGGTGGAGCTTCTCGTCGGTGGCCAGGTCATTGATGAACAGGATTCCACCTTCTCGACCCTCATCGCTCCCAGCATCTCTGCGACTTCCTCTGCCAAGTCGGTCGCTGGTGATCTCTTCGGTGGTGTCAGCGATTCCCGCTTCTACCCCCTCCGCTTCTCCTTCTGTGAGAACTGGCAGTCGGCCCTTCCCCTCATCTCCCTCCAGTACCACGACGTCGAGCTCCGCATCACTTGGGGTTCGGACGCCGCCACTGATAAGTGGGACGTCTACGCGAACTACGCCTACCTCGACACCCAGGAGCGTGAGATGTTCGCGGGTTCCCCTCAGAACATGATCATGACCCAGGTCCAGAAGGCGATCGCCTCCAGCAACAAGATCCAAGAGATGAACTTCAACCATCCCGTGAAGTACCTCGCCTCCGCGGATGCCTCCGATCTCGCCATCCTCAATGATAACAACAAGCTCAAGCTCCAGATCAACGGCACCGATGTGGCCGACTTCAAGTTCGCCGATCCCAACTTCACTACAGTGCCCCTGTACTACCACAGCTCCAACGGTGGTAGCAGCACCGGTAAGAAGCTCTTCTTCTACCCCTTCTGCCTCGATGTCTCCAAGCTCCAGCCCACAGGTTCCCTCAACTTCTCTCGTCTCGACTCGGCTCGTATCGTTAACGATACCCAGAACTGTGAGAAGGACATCTACGCCGTGAACTACAACGTCCTCCGTATCGAAAATGGTATGGGTGGCCTTTTATATTCTAACTAAATAGTAAACCATGTTTTGGAAGATTGTTTTCCTCCTCGCCATCGTTTTTGTATTGACGTACGATCCTAAATCTAGGACACTCGAAAAGTTTGTTGGTCAGCCCACACCCCCAACAGATAAATCGTGTGAACACGCGCATTACGAAGCCGTCCAATTTGCCCAGGCACCCTATGAATGCCCTTCCCAGGGGAAGACTAAAATGGGTGCCGTGATGTAGAAAGCTTAAAAAGGAAACGATAGATACTCATATAATGCTCCCCATTAACCGCGAGACCCTACTGACGATTGCGACCATTGTTTGTGCAGTTGGTGTCATCTACCTGTTCAAGGAGATGAACAAGGCTAAGGAAGAGATGAACTCCTTCAAAAACTTCTCAGCTCAGGTTGTCAAAAAGCTCAGTGCACCCGAGCCCACGCCCGCACCTGATCCAGTGCCTACACCCGAACCTGAGAAGAAAGACGAGGAATAAACTTGTCCTCCTATTATAACTTGCGAATGCGCAATGAAAAAGTACAAAGCGATCGCAGTACCAGTAACCTTTGCCGATGGGAAACCAAGGTTTCTCACGGTGAGGGACTGGAGATTTAAAGATTGGATTTTCGTCACTGGTGGGTGTAGACGACGTGAAATCGTTAATCCTCTTCGATGTGCCCTCAGGGAACTCGAAGAAGAGACACGAGGTGTCGTATCCCTAAAAAGTGGCGAATATACAGAATACAAGTTTATAGTTAAGGAGAGCCCCTCGGTGGATCTCGAATATAACGTCTTTATATTTTTCGTGAACTTCACCAGGTCTGAGCAACATGCACAGATAAAGAAGTTCTATGAGGAGAAGCATAAGACGAGTGTCAAGAAAAGTATGAACCAACCCATACGAAAAACATACGATGAGAACGATTACATGAGCTATGATACCCTCGAAGAGTTTAACGGACGTAAACGATGGAAATTGATCGTCGACAACGTCGTGAAAAATCCTCAATTTTATGCGTGTATAAGTTCTCTCAATAGAAAAACCTTTTCTATTAAATAATGAAGTCTAAGGCTTTCATATTGAGGCAGATCGGTGAACTTCTCGATAAGAACAGGGGTCTCTGTGAAGAGGAGATCCAGGCGTGGTTTAAAGAAAATGAGGATAGGACAGTGTATGAACTCCTTACCATAAAGAAACAACTCTCACAAACTCAAGAATTTCAGGATGTCTCAACCATGAGATGGTTTAGAGAAGAGGCTCCTTAATTTGGTATGTTTAAGAGTTGGTGTGCTTCCCAAAAATTCAATAATGCAGCCAATCTATCACATGTGTTCATGGACGGTGGTGTCCTTTCCGTACCATTTGATAAATTGAACATGTTTCACGAAAAGTACGTAGAAGCTGTTCGCCGTGATGAGAAACTCTACGTCGTGGAACAGAAGAGTGAGAGGTATAACTTTTTCGTTGATATCGATTACAAGAGTGAGGATCCCCTCGGTCTTGATGATATCAAAGATGTCTGTAAAGTCATATGCGACAAGGTGAAACGTCATGGTGGTAAGGATTGTATCATCTCAGTAGCTCCCCCCAAACCGTGTGGTGATCAGACTAAGACGGGTATTCATTTGAACTGGTCTGGTCTTGTGGTGGACCAGGCTTCGGCGATCGCCCTCCGAGAACATATTCTGATTGCTCTCTCGAGATCTAAAGGTGGTATCGACTGGAACCAGGTCATCGATGCCTCTGTGTACGGATCGGCGTCTCGTAAAACAAAGGGAAGTGGTTTTCGTATGCCGTGGTCCTATAAGAAGGCGAAACATGATGCATGCAATGGACAGGGATGTTCTGAATGTGAAGGTGGAAAGATTGATCAACTCGCTTATCTCCCAGTGTTTAGGTACGTATGTGGACCCCTCAGTTCTATCATACGTATAGAACAAGATCCTTCTCTTGAAATTCTCAACATGACAGTTGTGAGAACGGATGCTCCACAAAATACTATTGTAGAATCGCCATCTTCCGGAATTCGTGAAGGAACGTTCACAATCGCACAGACGAAAGATGAACTTCACGATGAGAAGATTAAATCTGAGATCGAAGCATTTGTTCAGGCAAACTTGGAAGGTCAGAAGAATGCCATGGTTACGAAGGTATTTAAGCATCGGAACTGCTTTCTCGTATCCACAAACTCAAAATATTGTGAAAATCTCAAGAGGGACCATGGATCCAATCACGTTTGGTTCATCATAAGTGGAAAGGAGATTGTCCAAAAATGCTTCTGTGAATGTGAAACACTCAGGGGGAGACGAGATGGTTTTTGTAAGGACTTTTGTGGAAGGCGTCATGGACTTCCAAAGTCCCTAATTGATAAACTCTACACCGACACCAAGAATTGCCCAGAGATTAAGAAACGTGTCGAGAAACCTCAGATGAGAAATGATGAACTCAAACCAATGCTTGAGGTGTTCATCAGGAAAAACATGGGTGTACCAGCGGATCTCCAGATTGTATCAATTCTAAAATTCAAAAATAAACATTCGATCCTTACGAACTCGACATATTGTGAGACGATAGGTGGAACGCATAGTGATTGTGTGATGTCCTATCTAGTAGATGGCAGTAAAATCACACAAAAGTGTCCAAAATGCAAAAAAAGTAAGGCGAGAACTCATGGTCTAGATGCAAAGATTGTAAAGGTACTTAAACACTAAAATACTTTATACTCCAAATGATCACTCGATCTGGAAGAAAGATAAAGAAACCCGAACTCTTCGTCCCAACGGAAGACAAAGTTGATGACGACTATGGCGACGATGATCACGATACTGATTTCGATTCTGATATAGACACAGAAGATGAATGTTATTCCGATGAGAGTGAAGATGATGATGATGACGACGCCGATGAAAATGGAAACTTGAAGGATTTCATCGTCGACGATGAGAGTGAGAGTGAGGAAGAAGACGCTTAAAAAAAACAAGATCTATAATAGAAAATGGAAACTGATATTGGAAATCCCATTGAATACAATCCGACGATGGATCCTTTATCTCAGGATATCAATGAAGAACCTGAACAACGTGAACAGGAACCCCCCATGCCCTACTACATGGACTATCCCCCACCCCCTCCTCCTCCACAGTCCCAAGAAAATGATATTTTTTCCAAGATTGACAAGTCTACATGGATTATCGCATTCGCTGTGTTCCTGTTAGGCTTTTTTATGGGGAAAACCATGCAACCAGTGATCCTCAGGTACACTTGAGTACGCAACGAATGTCCCTATGTCCCCATATTTTGGGGGTATGAAATGGTCCACGAATGGACCTCTATATGTATCTTCGATGAAGCCATTTATTGTACTGGCTTCGGGTTCCGTTTTGTTTTTTAAGTCAAATGTTGGGTTAAAAAACAAAATAAAGAAGGCACTGACCAAAATAATCGTGACGATTGTTTTGATCATTTTTGTTTACTGTATATGGATATTATTTATTCTTCGGGCTCCTCCTTCACGTCTTCAAGCTTGGTAGCAGCCTCGCGCTGCTTACGGCGTTCCTCGAGTTCAGCGGCGACGATCGCGTCGGCTTCCTTGACAAGTTCTTCCATGGGTGTATCGGGCTTCTCCTTCTTGAGGCGCTCGAGAACCTCGGCGGGGTGAGACACAGGAGCCTCATCTGGCTTGGTGTAAAACTTGGAGTTTTCGTCACCAGGTGCATACTGAACCTTCGTGTCCATCATCGCCTGCTTACGCTCCTGGAACATGCGAGCAGCCTGAGCCTGGTTCTCCTTGTAACCAGTCATGATCTCTTCAAGCTTCTCGTTCGTGTAGTGTACATCCTCAATCTTAGTGGGATCGGGGGGGATGAGAAGCCACTTGTACATGTCTACGACGTAGATATCAAAGGTGGGATCCTCCTTCTGGAGACGCTTGGCGTGATTAGCCGCCTCATCACGCGTCGCGAACGCACCGCGGATCTTGATACCAAATTTATCATTCTTTTGGGGCGCCTCAGGTCCAATGATGGAGAGGCATGCGAAGACCTGTCCGGGTACGGTGGTGTAGTCAGTTTCGAGAGACATTATACACTTCTAGTGCATCAAAACTTTAAGTTCCTAAGTAAACATCTTAAAAACGTGAATATAATGTAAGATATGGAGGAGATTCGCAAAAATCACAATGAAGCGAAGAGGGAGCTCATTCAGTCTGTGTCTCGTGAGGGACAGCACATTCTAGATGTTGGTTGTGGTTTCGGTGGAGATCTTCAAAAATGGCACAAGTGTGGTGTGAACATCAACATGTGTGACCCAGAGCCATCTGCCCTCGAGGAGGCTCGTTCCCGTGCGAAAAATATGCACATGCGAGTAAACTTCTATGAGGGTGACATTCATGTATGTCCGAGACGAAAATTTGATATTATATGTTTCAATTTTTCACTTCACTACATTTTTGAAACTCGTGAGAAATTTTTTAGCTCAATCCGAGAAATCAAGAAGAGAATAAAACAAGGTGGACAGCTCATCGGTATCATTCCAGATTCAGAAAAGATCATCTTCAAAACACCTCTCATCGATGACATGGGGAACTTTTTCAAAATGAAGGATCATGGAAATGGTGGTTTTGGAGAAAAGTTGTGGGTCCATCTAGCCAATACACCATACTATGCGGATGGTCCGAAGCCAGAGCCGGTGGCGTACAAGGATCACCTGGTGACACACTTGGAAGAGTTGGGATTTAGTTTAGTAAAGTGGGAAAGTCTCAAGGGAAATTCGATTTCGGAACTCTATAGTAAATTTATCTTTGTCTATAACAGATGATAGCAATTGCACTCCTCATCCTACTCAATGTATGGATACTTCATCAGACCAGGGAACCACAAAAATTGGTCGAAGTGAAGGAAAGATATCGTATCCTCAGGGAACATTTAAACGATACAAATCATGAACGATTTCACATGCTTGTGAGGTGCATACCAATCACCGGATTTATTCGAATGAATGGATCAATTGGCTACAATACAAACAAAGGTGGTGAAATTGCTGTGTGTCTCGATGGGGAAACAAATGAAATCTTTCACGTCTTGATACATGAATTGGCACATTGTACAGTCCCAGAGTATTCTCACTCTCAAGAATTTTGGAACAATTACATCGAACTCCGTGACATATGTGTAGACCTAGGTATCTATGATAAAATACCCAATAAGACGGCCTTCTGTGGCGAGCATGTTCAGGATAAATAATCTACGCTTAGATAAATGAAGACACCGATCGGTATTTTGCTGATGGCTATCGCCTACTGGATAGCCATTTATGGTGTAACACTCATTCCCCAATACGTGAATAACTACTACGTCAATCTCATTTGGTTAACCCTCGTCATACCAAACATGCTGCGTTT